CATCTGCGGCGATAAGTCCGTTGGCTACCGATGTAATGGTGGCCCCTACTGTCGACACAGAGTTTGTGATGCTCGGCGTTCCTGAAAGTAACCCCCATTTAAATATCTGGTTTGTACCCTGGAAGCCCCATGCGTAGTCTTTATATTCAAAAAAGCATCCATTCTTCACGGCTCCGTTGCCTTCCGATGATGCTGGGGTAGTCCACAAACCACTCTCCGCTACTGCTTTTTGGAGTATCTTAGTTAATCCACCAGCTGTTTGACCAAGACCATAGAGTTTGCCGGAAGCAGAAGGGTAGAGAAAGTCTCGTACAAAGTATTGCTTTAGGTCAGTTGCAGATACGCTCGTTTCAGTGTCGGCTTCCAAGCTACGGTACGGAGTAAGACGCTTCGGATTGCTGAAAATGTCGAAATGCTTTGTTATTTGAAACTCTGTAGGGGCAACTTTCCTTGGGTCGTCAGAAATGCCGCCCGCAAAGTCTTCTATATTTATTTGTAATTGTTTAGACATAATACTCGGTTACGACGACTGCCCCAGATGTGCCTGCTCCGCCTGCGGTGTTGCCGTTTGAGTCAAGGCCACCACCCCCACCAGCTCCGTATCCAAGCCCTACCCTTCCTGTATGGGCGTCTGTAGCGGCAGCTATGTTAGCTTGGCCACCGGTGCCCCATGGGTTATCACCACCCCCTCCGCTTTGGAGTGGAGAGGTTCCGACAGCAGCAGTAAAGCCGTCACCCGCCTGAGAGACTGAGAATGATGCGGTGACAGAGCCGCTTGCTACGCCCCCTGCACCACCCACACCACGACCTGGACCTGTGTTTCCGGCAACTATTCCCTTTACTCCACCTCCTGCTATTGCTAAGGTACCGACTGAAGAAGACCCGCCATCAGTCCCATTGGATGCAGAAGACCCTGTTCCAGCAGAGCCCACGGTGATGGTTTCGGTCGAACCAAGAGACGCCGCTGGAATAATCCAACGGCCATATGAGCCACTTCCACCGCCACTGCCACCAGGAGCACTGGTACCTGCGTTGTTCGACCCACCACCGCCAGCTCCCCCACCAACCATCTCCACTGTCAAATAGTTCAAGCCAGCGGGTTTTGTCCATGTTGCGGGGCTATCGGCAAGGAGATACTTGCGTATAATCGGCACCTTAAAAGCAACGCTAGCAGGATTTACATAGAGTCTTGCGCCAGTACCACCAGTCGCGGTGCCAGCCAATACTTCAGCAGCTGTCGCCTCCTCGACAATACCCTTAGCTGTTGTTGAGGCATTTACGTTACCTCCTGTGTCGACATACGCTTTAACAGCTTTTTGTGTAGCAACCTTACTGTCACTATTGGCTGCAAGTGATGTATCTGTGTCCAATACAGACGTCTCTATCTTGTCGGTGTTTAAATTTGAAAAGTTTGTATTTATGTCAGCGCGGGAGTTTGTAATCTGGTCGCCCGCAGCAATTGTGGTGATTGTAGACATATATTTAGCCTATTTTTAAAGCAATAATTGCGACGTTCGCCACAGTAGCTCCATCGACTGTAATGTTTTGCGTTGCCGCTCCGGGCGTCTCTGTATACATTAAGGAGAATCCTGCTCTGGCGCCACTTGAGTATGCTGTGACAGTTACAGAGTGCTTTGTAACTCCGTTATACTTTAAGTTGACTGTAGCTCCAGCGTTACTCGACTCGACATCACCTGTAGCCCATACAACTACTTTCTGTCCTGCGGTAGTAGTTAGTGAGTGTGTAGTACCAGATGTAGTCTCTATAGTCGGAACCGAAGCAGCGGCTACAAACGCTGTAGTGGCAACCTTGGTACTACTGTCCCCCCCTGTTTGTGTCACTGCAATAGTCCCCGTTGGTAAAGTCGGTGCACCTGTAAATGTAGGTGAAGCTAAATCAGCCTTTGTAGTGTCTAGGTCAACAAAATTTGCATTGATGTAAGTCAATGAGTTTGGTCCAGTCTCGTTTGATGTAAGTGTTACTATAGCCATGATTATACAGATTTAGAAGTATTAGTAATTCCACCCGTCTGTTGCCAAGGTGCTGTCATTAACCAAGGAAAACTCCGACTAGACCAAATAGGGTCTGTTGAAATAATTACATTATCGAAAATAGAGACAACAGCAGCCCATGTACGAGTTTCTGTGGCCCACGTTGTGGTAATCGTAGACCACAACTCAGCAAAGCTAACTTTAGAAGTGTTTGTGTATGAGGTGCTTGGTTTAGAAGTGTTATCCATATATTAGAAAAAGTTAGGCGGGTAGGCCATTGTAAGGCGGCTACGGTCATCATTGTTGCGACTCTTAAAGTACACCTTCATTTTCTCCTCTTCCTTCTGCATCTCAACAGATAGTGCTTGTAGGTTGGCTAGTCCAAGAGTCAATGCGCCGTCAAATGCAGCAGCTACCACAAACCCTCTATGGAGTATTGGCGCAACACCCGGCGACTTAGTAGTGTCCGAGGCTAGGAAGTACGAAGGAGTACGCTGGAATGAGAACTTTAGACCTGCCGTTACGGTAATGCTAGGCTTTGGATATAGACGAATGATGTTGTCAGCAATCTTGTCGTAGTGGGTAGGTATGCCCGTGATGGTTTGTAAGAAGTTTAAAGATTCCTCGGTAAACTCTGATTGGTCTATAGGTTTTAGGAGGCTCCAATCTGTACCGCCTGTAGTACCCAACATTTCTATGCGGACAAGAGTTAATATTGTATTTCCTTGTTCGTCAGTAAGGAATGAGTAGTCAGATTGGTTTGCAGTAAGGTTGGTTGTGCCTTCTGGTAGGGCAGTATGGTTTGTATCGTCGAATTGAAAGCGTTTATCTGCACCTATAGCGTAGCCAGTAAGTGTATCGAGGTAGTTGTTGACCGAGGCTACAATCTTTGCTGTAGGCCATTGTGTGCTGTCCACACGCATTAAAGAGCGTACTTGTTGGACGATACCTTGGTTTAATGATGTGTCTGAGAATACCATGTCTTTTTAATTAGAAACTATATAGACCTAAATGTCCTATTCGCGGTAGTGGGTCTACCCATGTGTCGTATCCTGCGTCTCTTGCAACATTACAGAACCACCCGTCCTCTCCATAAACTAACTGGCCTTGGGAATCTCTACCGAAATTGAACCATGCACTCTGTTTCCCGTCTTTATCTATTCCAAACTTAGGGTCTCGGAAGATAGATAGGTCAATAAGCATTACTCCCATACCCGCAAACTTTGCTTTGTAGAGTTCTGTTTTTGACGCCTCTGTTAGCGGTTTCTGTACCCCTTCTAGTGGGAATTTCCTCATGTTGTATTCCACTCCAACAATTTCTTTTTTGTGTGCCAAGAGAGTTTTTATGATGTCATGTGGGAACGTCATGTCGCAGTCAATGAAAAGTAGGTGAGTTGCATCTGTTGCAAGTGCCGCATTTACCAAATACGTTCGGTTACTCACAATGTCGCACGACTGGCGCAAAATAAAGTCAGCCACTAATCCATCGGCACTTATTATTGCTGCTCCTATCGCGTGAGCAGTATACGCATTCATAGCCCCTGAATCCGACACAGGAACTCCTATAAATATTCTAGGTTGCTTATTTTTATTATCCATATTCTGCCCCCGTTTTGTTAAACAGGGACAGATACGAACAACAACTAGACGTTGACGTCGAACACCACTGGAAGCATGTTCGTAGGAACAAGCAACCCGTAGTCGAGACGAGTGTGAATCTGCGTACCAGAAAGAGAACCAGCAGTTGAAGAAGCTGGGTTATCTTGCCTGTACACGTTGCCGTAGGTAGAAGATAGGATACCTAGCTTCTGAGCCTTGCGTACACCTGCCATCAAGTGACCACCTGCAGGGTGGGATGTTGATACATAGTGGTATAGACCCATAGTCTCTTTGCCAAGTCTACCCTTTCCGCCATCGCGGAGAGCCTCATCAGCGAAGGTGTAACCCATCGACTGCATGTACTGAACCAAGAAAGTCCAGTCAGAAGGACGCCATTCAATGAATCCACCGTTCTCTATGTAGAGGTCAAAACCGTTTGCGGTTTGGATTTGCTCTATAATTCCACGAACGATGTCGTCAATGTTTGTAGCAGATACAGTGATGTCAGTGGATGTAAGACCCAAAACACTAGCACCTGTGTCGCCGAAGTCAGTCCAGTTAGCATGGTTAGCCAATGAGATTGCTTCTGCGCGTTCATTCAATTTTTGACCCAAATATGTGCCCATCTCTGCCAGGTTCGCGTAGTTAGACTGTGCTTGGTCAGCATAGTCTTTGTAGTCAGAGATAATCTCTGCAATCGAAATGGTAAGAGTTTGGTTAGTCTGGGTGTTGACTGTGAACGGAATGACGTTTGAAAGGAGCGAGCGTCCAGCTTGAGTGTTAGTCAAAGTAGATACTGCACCCTCGTTTGCTGCGCTCAAAAGAGGGAAGTTGTATGTCATGGTGTCTGTGTAGACAACATCGTTTACATCCTTCCAGTTCTGAGCTTTATCAAGTCGGCGGGCGAGTTTATTCGCCCACAGAGCTTGTACAATTACTGTTGAATCCCATGTAGTTACCCCTTATATGCTTGTGTGGGTCATAACTCCACGCACTTTCGAGAATAACCGTTTTATTTTAATAACTTAGCGTTGCCAAGGCGGTAGTCTGTCGTTGCCTGATTTTGCTATTGCATCTACAACAGCGTCAGCAAGTGTTCGGTCATCAGGCAAATTACCTGTTTCCTTAAACTTAGCTATAGCAGAAGCAACATCTCCTACTTGGCCTCCTGCACGTTTGGTGTTGCTAGGTGTCGCATCTTGTACGTCTCGTTTAGCCTTATTAGCAGCTAATTTCTGCACAACATAGTCGTCTGCGAGGGCTTGCCGGACAGTTTGACCTGTTCTTTGCATAACCTTTC